TTTATATACATATATTTTTTTATTTCACCCAAAAGCTCTTTACTAGTCTTTATTACCATGATAATCCTCATTTCTTTCGACAAGTTTACTATAGATTTAAAAAACTTATAATTTAAAATAAAAAACATCTATTGACATTTAATCGTAAAATGTATACTATAAATTACGATAACAAACGTAATTGTTGAGTAATATACAACAAATAATAATTGAAGTCAAAATTGTATGCGTTATTAAGCAAGGCTTCTGAAAGAATAATATTATAGTACACTAAAATAATATAGTGCCTAAATATCAACAGATATTTTAACAAATTATAAGCTATTTGTAAATGTAGGATAATTAGGCAAGCTATAACATTTTATCGAATTTATAAGATTTAAGATTATTATAGGGAGAATAATGTTTCTTTTTTCTTATTAATTCTTTTTTTATCCACTTTTTTAATATAGGAGAATGGGGGAGTTTTAATGAAAATTAAAAGAATTAAGAATCTGTTATTTCTTTGTGCTTGCGAGGGATGTCATAATATAATTTCTAGTTATCTAGTAATTCAAAATGGAAATTCTAAATCAAAAACAATAGGTTTTTGTGAGGATTGTTCTTTTGAATTATATCAAGAATGTAATAAATCCAATTAAATATCAAAAAAGGGGGAAAAACTATGACAAAAGAAACTACTGAAATCATTCAGGCTATTTATTCTTATTTACCAGTTGAGGTATTAATCGCTTTATAAGAATAATGGGGGTAGGTTATGAATGAAAAAGAGAAGGAACGTTTATTGATATATTATTGTGAAAATGATATGTCACGGCTTAAATCATTAACAAGTAATGTATTATTCTCAATGGGGCGAGGTAATCAAAATGATTTAGATGATTTTTATTCAATTGCAAACGAAGAGTTATGGAAAGCTGTTGAGAGTTACAATCCTGATAATGAATTTGGAGCTAAATTTGAAACTTATTTATCCGTTATACTAAAACGTAAATTCAATACAGAATTTGCACAACGTACAAGGATAAAACGTGGTAGAGATATTAAATTTATCTCTCTAGAGCAAAACAAAAGCGGACTTGAAAACATATCTGTCATTGATACTGTTGCGAGTAATGAAAATTTAGAAAAAGAAGTTTTAGGTGAGAATAGTAAAGTAGATGATTATTTACAATCTCTTTCAAAAAAAGAGTTCAAGGTTGCCGAATTAGTAATGCAGGGGTTTACTATTAAGGAAATTACTGAGGAACTAGCACTAACAAAAAAAGAGATTGAAAATCGACTAAAGTCAATGCGCTGTTATGAAAAAAAAATGAAGTTATCTGATACTGTTAATGTCTTAAATAATGGGGAGGGCAATACTATGAATAATCAGAATAACAAAACTATGGAGAAGGCAAAAAGAACTTCTTATAACGTAGAGACTATTATTAATCGCATGATTAAAAGAACTATAAATTTTGAACATCCACTTCAAAGATATGCTGGTCAATGGTCAAATAAAATGAAGTCTGATTTAGTATCAGATATTTTACAAGGAAATCCTATTCCGGGTCTAATTTTTGCTGAACAAGTAATCAATGGTTGTGCAATCATATTTGATTTGGACGGAAAACAAAGATGTACAACAGTAAAAGAATTCAAAGAAGATTCTTTTAAAATATCAAAAAATGTATCACGGAATATGATTTCATACCAACACTATGAACGAACCGAAGAAGGACAACCTGTAGTTGATTCTAATGGATATCCTATAGTAACATGGATGGAGTATGATATATCTAATAAAAAATATTCTCAGTTACCTGAAGAATTAAAAGAATTATTCGATACATACTCTTTTGATGTGACACTTTATCTTAATTGTTCAGATGAAGATGTTGCATATCATATCCAAAGATACAATCAAGGAAAACCTATGAATGGTATGCAAAAAGGGATTACAAAGCTTGGCGAAGATTATGCGCGGAAGGTCAAGGAAATATCGGCTATGCCCTTTTTCCGAGATACAGAATTTACATTCAAGCAAACTATTAATGGAACAACGGAACGTGTTGTTATAGAAACCATTATGGCTACAAATTTTTTAGATGATTGGAAAAAATCACCTGAAGATATTGCTACTTATGTAGATAAAAATGCAACCTTTGAAATGTTTGAGAATATTGAGGACTCTATTTTTAGATTGCAAGATGTTATTTCAGAAAAATCTAGTGAGTTATTCAATGCTAAAAATACATTTCTTTGGCTGGCTGTTTTTGAAAAATTCAAAAAGCTTAATATTAGCGATTCTATCTTTAATGATTTCCTTGAAAAATTTAAAGATGAATTACAATATCGCAAAATAGAAGGTTATACTTTCGTTAATATTGATGAAGGTAAAAACACTAAAGATAAGCAATTATTAATACGCAAATTAAATCACTTAGAAAAATTGCTTATGAATTTTATATATAGTAAGGACGAAGTTTAAAATGAAAAATATAAATTTGAAAAAAGTGTCAGAAGAAATATCGAATTATGTTTATTATATTACTATGGATAGATTGCACCGTATTGGCACTTTTTTCAGATTAATTTGTTATTTTGAATTTATGTTTGATATTTATTATCATCAAAAGTTTGGAATTATTTTATTAGGTATTTGCAATCCTATTCAAATAGCATTGTCGATTCTAGGATACTATTATCATAAAAAAACTGAAGAAAATAAAAAGCATATCATAATGTTAACAAAAGAACTTCAAGAAACATTAGATGAAATAATTGAAATAGAATTAGAGGAAATGATAAATAACAATGATGATAAATTAAATAATATGATTAAAGAAGAATTGGATAATATTTTAAAAAATGAAAATGATATCGAAGAAAATAATGAAAAGAGGGATAACTCATAATGACAGATGAAAGAATTGAAGAAATTAGGAAATTTACAGTTAATAAAGCATTTAAACGATTAAAGTATATTGATTATTCTTCACCTAATGTTGCTTTTGAAGTAGGAGCTATTTTTGGCGAGCTGGATAAAGAATTATATTTCCAACTTCGAAAAGAAAAAAATCGAAGTTATGTTTTAACAAATAATCAAAGAGAATTTGAAAGAAAGGAAGTTGACAATGAATAGTGATGACCTTTTTAAAATTTTAGACGGAATGATGGATTTAGCAGAGAAAAAATTTAAAGATAATCTTTTGGCTGAATCAGAAATAAAAGCACACGTTAAAGATGGAGAAGTATCTATAGAAATTAAGGGTAACTATTGGTCTGAACTTTTAATTATAGAATCAATATTACAAAGTTTTGAAAAAAATAGTGGAAGAAAATATGAAAGAGTTTTAGATAATTTAGAAATGGTACATAATATAATGTCTGACGAAAAAAATTTTAAGACCGTAAATCTTTCAAATTGTTCTAATGAAATGAGAGACGTTATTAAAGAACTTGTTAAAAATGGAAAAATTGATGAAGTAAAAGAAAAATTAAAAGAGCTAGAAAAATAAAGTCCAAAATTTATCAATTCTAGAATAAATGATTATCATTTATTTTGGAGGATAAATATATGGCTAGTAAAAATGGTAGAATGAAAATCAAGTGTCAAAATTACCGCAATTTAGGTCGAAGACAAATTAATAAAGATTTGAAGGCTAAAAAGCATTTGGCACGCATAGAACATTTTGCTAAACGAAGAGAAGAAGGAAAAGCTTATGAATATAAGCCACCTAAGAACAAAAAAGAAAGAAGAGAAAGAGCTAAGAAAAATGTCGATAGAAGAGTACCAATTGCTCAACTTGATTCATGGTATCGAAAGCTTGATAATGAATTAGCAAAAGAAAAACTAGCTAAGAAAGAAAAAGACTTTAAAAAGACAAATAAATCTGCTTAATATTTCTACAAATGTAGAATATTATATAGTAAACTTCTTTCATAACATTGTGAAATTCAACCTACATATTTTATGTAACCGTTATAGGCGGTTTAATCAAATATGGGGTAGTAATGGTTTCGACAGGGTTATAGAAAGTATAAATTGCGTTCGGTATAGTAATCACGTTACGATTCTAAAGTAAAATTAAACGCTAAGTTTAATCGTCCTGTAGCACAAGCAGCTTAATCTGCTTGGACATGAAACGCTATATCTCAGCAAGTAGATATTCTTGGTATCTTGTGAGATTCGAAGAACAAAGGACTCATAATATTTAGAGAGTAATGTTATGTTTCTTAGTTTTAAAAACTAAGTGGTGGACAAGACGGAAGATTTTTCTTCGTTCCTAACAACGTAAACAATTTATATAAGTATTAATTTTGGACATGGGTTCGACTCCCATCTACTCCATTATGAAAGTTATTAGCGAGCGAATAATATATTGCTCAGTTATGATAAGAAATATCTTATCCCTTATTGGTTATTTGCCATGACCTAATAACTTTCGTTTGGATTCTTAGCTCAGTTGTTAGAGCACTCGGCTGTTAACCGAGTTGTCGTAGGTTCGAGTCCTACAGAGTCCGTCAAAAAATGACTTTGACACTAGATTGAAAAGATATAGTATCTAGGTCGAGAAGTTATATGTACTGCATATAACTAATATGGGATTTAAGTTTGTCATTTCTTAAATCCCTAATCAATGGGCTATCGCCAAGCGGCTAAGGCACCAGATTTTGATTCTGGCATTCACTGGTTCGAATCCAGTTAGCCCAGTTATCGGTAGTTATAATCTTACCATGTGTTAGAATATAACTTCATCGAAGAAGTGAGTCTTGATATTGGATATTGATTCAATATCAAGGAGTTATACAAAAGTGGGAACAAAAATAGCTCTACATTGTTAATTATCCCACGATTAATAATGTATCTCACAATAGGTTAGAATGGGTAGGTAACTATTAGATATTGTGTTGATAAAGTCTATAATATATTCAGTCTCCTACACTTATGACGGTTCGATTCCGTCACTAATCTATCATCTGAGCGAGCGACTGCTTATAGGGTGGTTTCCAATATAATAGCTTTCCGCCATGACCTCAGATACATATTTTTCATAACTTCGGACTATCATATAATTTGTATTTTTTGTTTTTGTACTCCATAAAAATAAAAATATCAAAACAAAGTCCATTATTTGATTTTATATGAAAACAAAAAATAATATGATAGTCCACTCCCATAGGAGAATGGTTCAATGGAAGAACAACAGTCTCCAAAACTGTATACCTAGGTTCGATTCCTAATTCTCCTGTTTATGCAATAGAAATTTTGTAACTTATTAATCAAAAGTGGTGTCAAAGTTAAGTTTTCACAACATTGTTTCTATTGCATTATGGGATGGTAGCATAGTCTGGATATGCGTTTATACTGAATATAGTATAAAAACACACAGGTTCGAATCCTGTCTGTCCCATTAGACAAGTTTTATTCTTGTCTGCATTTTTAGCATGGGTGGTATTAAATATACCACCTCTCTCCGATAACAACAGTTTAACAACTGTGTTATACTCCTTTCAAGAGTGGTTCATTTTTGAATCACTCTTTTCTTTTTACAAAAATCACATCTAAAAAATCCTCTTTATGGAATAAAAAATTAGACACTATTTTGTTCGTAAAATTTTTATAAACAAGGAGGAATTCAAATGTCACAGCCTAGATTCAAATTTACGGGTACAGCTAGTTTCCCAAAAGCAGATTCTAAGAAACCATTTTGTAAAGTATTTACAAAAGATGGAATTGAAATGGTTTCAATGAATTTTGGAGTACAAGAATCAAAAAATAGCATGGGATTTGTTGAATGCTTTGGCTCTATTCCAAAAAACAAAGTTATTAAAACAAAAGACACTGATGGTAACGATATTGAAATTTCATGGGATAACAGATTTGATGAAAATACTATTAAATCTGTTGCTAATTACAGAAAATATATCGTTGATTTAGGAGAAGATTTTGGCGGAAGGAAAGAATTCATTACTCAATATGATGCAATTCTTTATCTTAAAGATAATCTTCATGAGTATAAAGGCTTGATTTGTGTTACTGGTCAAATGAAAAAAGATTGGTACGAGACTCAATACTATGACAAATTCATTTTCCAAAATGTATATGGGGTTGATGAAGAACATAAACCAAGTCTTAGAATTACAGTTGATATATATTACAAGAAAGATTGTATAGATAAAGAGAATTGGAAGGAAGATAAGGTAATTGGTATTGATGGATATATTCAACAATATATCAATAAAGAAGAAGGTACAAAATTTATTCCTCAAAGATTTATATTTAATGCTTCAAAATTAAATCCTGAGAATGAAAAGCATATAAAACTTCTAAATTATAAGCTTAAATATGTCGATTCAAAAGCTAAGAAATGGGAACACCTTTTATGGGAAGTTAAAATGCTAAATGGAGCAGAAGAAGTTGATTTTGATGAAAGTCAGCTTACTGATGCTCAAAAAGAACAAATTGAATTAGGCATAAAGACTCTTGATGATTTTAAACCTAATGGCTCTATCTTTGGAGAACGTGTAAATGAATATCGTTTACTTGAACCTTCTTTAATTAAAACAGGTTCAGATGATTTTTCAAATGGTTTTATTTCATGTGAAATGACAGATGATGAATTTGATGAATTGATTTATCATCCAGCAAAGAAGGAAAAGATGTCTGATTTAGAAGAATCGACAAAGAAAGAATCTGAAGAAAAAAATGAAAAAGAAGTAGATATCGAAGATGAACTTGATGATGATGATTTGTTTGGCTAAGGAGTATTATCTTGAGTCGAACAATCACAGACTTAACAGGACAGACTATAGGAAAATGGTCTGTCCTATATGAAGTCGAACCACGCCGTACTGGTACAGACAATCATTTAAGACATTTTTGGTATTGTCGGTGTGAGTGTGGCAATGAAAGAGAAGTATCGCATAGGCTCTTAATAGAGAAAAAATCTCTTTCTTGTGGTTGTCGAGGAATTGAAATACGTAGAAAGATATGTCAACAAAGAAAAAGCATAAATATTTTTATTATTAAAAACGATTATTGTATTGTTCAAGATAATTTACGACATGAATTTTTAATTGATATTAAAGATATAGAGAAGGTTAAAGAACGTTATTGGTATGTAACTCCTTCTAGCGGATATGTTTATTCTCATAATAAAGGTTCTAAAGAAAGTAATAATTCAAAAATATCTTTACATGAGTATTTAACAGGTCAGAGATATGTAGACCATATAAATCATAATACATCTGATTGTAGAAGATGTAATTTAAGATATGTTAATGATGAAAATTCATTAACGACAAATCAAGGATATAACAATTATAATCACAAATTACGTTCTGATAATACCAGTGGCGTTACGGGAGTTAATTGGATATCAAATAATAACAAATGGCACGCTTATATAATGGTAAACAGGAAAAATATTAATTTAGGTTATTATTCTGATAAAAATGAAGCTATAAGAGCAAGAAAAAATGCAGAGCTGATATATACCCGAAATTATGATTATGATAGTTCTCGTGAAATAGCTAATAACAATAATATCATTAGGGAGGTTTAAAATGGCAATCGGATTCAGAAATAAAGTTAAAGTAGATTTAAGAAGTTATCCGCCTTATATATTGTTAGCTCCAAAAAAATTTGGCAAAACAACTTTTTGGTATAACCTTGTAAAAGAAGCATGGGGAGATGATGAAAGAGGTCTTTTAATATCTTGTGGACAAGAAGAAGGTTATCATAGCTTAGATGGTCTTCAAGTTGAAGTTGCAAAAACTTGGAATGATGATTTTGATGAAGAAACTGGTTTAAGAGGTTTTGTTCAAATTGTCGATGACATTGTTGAAAACAATTCTGAATATCAATTAAAAGGTGTATGTATTGATACTCTTGATACATTTATTGATATAGCAACAAAAGAAGTTTTAAGATTATCAAAAAAGGAGACTGGTACACCATGCAAATCATTAAATGATGCTTTTAAAGGTTATGGGCGTGGAAAAGCTCGACTATTAAGTATTTGCAATGAACAAATTGAAAGACTTCGAAATGCAGGTGTGGCAGTTTTTTATTTATGTCACATTAAATCTAAAGAAAAGACAGATTTAAAATCAGGAGAAGTATATGAGGTAATTACAAACAATTTGACAGAAGATATTTTCAATAACTTTGGAGATTCTGCTCAAATGGTAATGGTTGGAACTTATGATAGAACTATTACAGATAAAAAAATAGAAAATGAAGAAAGAGTAGTTTATTTAAGAGGAACATCAGATATAGATGCCGGCGGTAGATTTTCTAATTTACCTGAAAAAATTCATTTAGACCCTAAAGAATTTCTTGAAGCATTTGAAGAAGCTGTAAAAGCTGAAATGAAAGAATCTATCAATAATAAAGAAATGAAAGAAATGATTGACGAAGAAAATACAGTAAGAGAAAAGAAAGCTCAAATAGAAAAAAGAAAAACTGCCAATGCAAAGAAAATAGGTAAAATTGATGAGGGGAAAAATGGGAATTTAATTAGCATTATTAAAAGTAAATTCCCTGATGCTAGTGATAAAACTAAAGCTAAAATTAAAGAAATAATGGCAGAATATGATATTCCTAATTTCAAAACTACAGAAGTTAGTACGAATGGACTAGAAGAAATAGTTTCATTATTGCAGTAATACGAGAATATATATTTAAGGGCGGTCACGCACCGCCCTAATTTTATCACTAGGGGGAAAATTTTATGGCTTATAAAGTGAAATGTATTGTAACAGGAGAATATGGAACCTCTGACACATTCGTAAAGCACGAAGGCAAATATTTTAAAAATGAATATGTTTATCAAGAATATAAAAAGCAAACTAATTTTTGGAAGAAAATTATAAATAAATTTGCTATTGAATATTTAGGATACGAATCTGGACAACCATTTCCTACATTTTTGCCTAAAAGAATAAAAGAGCTTGATTTTTATGATAATGAAACTATTTATAGAACTATGTTATATTGTGATAACTCTATTCATGATTCTATAAATACAAAAGATTTCAGTTCTGATTACGCAAAAGTATCATATATACTAGCAATTCTAAGAAATAATATTAATAAGATTTGGAAGATAGTATTACAGGAGCGAAGAGATGCAAAACTAGCATATCAACCTATTCCAAGTAATATATATACTTCTCTATCTGAAATTCAGAATCCTAAACAAAAAGTAAAAGACATAAGCAAATTTGTGGAGGATTGATATGAAACTAGAAGATTTTCCAAAAGAGTTAATTTCAAAACGTAATGAGATTGAAGGTAATTTTATAATGACCCTTTATAAAGAGCCTGATTTAATAGAAGATTATTCTAATGTAATTAACGGAGAAGATATTCTTACAGATGATGGATGTTTCTATTATGGTCTAGCTCAAAATATGTATAGAATGGGTTACAGAGTATTTGATAATGTTTCGATTAATACTTATTTGAAAGATAAAGATATTTTAAGAGATGGTTTTGAACGTAGAGGTGGTTTTAGAACTATTAATGATATTACTTCGATTTTAGATATAGACAATATAGATATAAACTATGATGAATTGATTAAAAATAACTTTTTACTAAAACTATACGAAAAGGATTTTCCTGTTCTTAAAAACTTAAATAAGTTTGCAGATATGAATTCTGAAGAAGTATATGATTATTATGATTATAGTTTGGCATCTATAATGTCAGATAAAGTTGAAAAAAATAAAGTCGTCGATATATCGAAAGATAATTTGAAATTTATAAATGAATGGAATCAGGGAGCATTAGTAGGATATCAAGTTGGATTACCTATGCTTAATAAAAGACTATTAGGAGTCCATAAAAAAAATATGCTCTTACATTTAGCACATTCAGGTAAAGGTAAGACTACAACAGCTATTGTATTATATATATTACCAGCATTAAAAAGAGGTGAAAATGTTTTAATAATAGCTAACGAACAAGGCGAAGCTGAATGGAGAAATATGCTCATAGCTGCAATTCTTTTTAATGAAATTGGATATTTTAAAATGAATCGTAGTGGAATAAATGAGGGCAATTATAACGATGAAGAGTATGAAAATCTAAAGAAAGCTTCTGAATGGTTAGAAGACCCTAGTCATGGTAAAGTCCTATTTCAAGAACTTAATGATTATGGTATTAAGAACATAAAGAAGACAATAAAAAAATACTCAAAGCTAGGTTGTGGAATTGTCATTCTTGATACTTTAAAACCTGAACAAGAAAATTCAGATAAAGCATGGGCCGAGTTTAATGAAACTGCTAAAAAAGCTTTTACAATAGCTAAAAAAGAAGATATTGCATTAATAGCAACAGCCCAATTAACTCCTGAATCTATGTCTAACTATTATTTAGACTTGAATAACATAGGAAAAGCAAAAGGAATTTCAGAAACTGCCAATCAAGTTGTTATGTTCAGGTTTTTATTTAATGATGAAAAGGAAAAAATGAAACCTTTCACGTTTAAAAAATCTGAAGATGGAAAATATTCAAGTGTTCGAGAATTACACGATTTAGATGTTAATAAAACATATATCGTTTTTTTCACTCCTAAAAACCGAAGTGGAGAAACAACGACACAAATTGTAGCGGAATGGAATCCTAGCTTCTTAACCATGAAACAAGTAGGTTGGATTTCTATTTCACCTAATGGATATAAAAGTAGAGTATAAAGGAGGATATTATTATGAATGTCCTCAAACTAAATAATATATTATCTGGGAATGCAGATAAAATTATTATAATACTTGAATCAATGGGTTATATTGAAATTAGAGAGAAAAGAGGTAGAAAGGGTAATTATCTAGTTTTTCCCAATATTGATGGAGATAATAAAGGTGCTTGTAATGTATATATAGATTCTCTTAATTATAATAATTACACAAGAAATAAAAGAGGAAATATATACACCCTTATTATGGACACTTTAAATATTAATTTCCCAAAAGCTCTTGAATATGTAGCACAAATATTAAAATTAAATAAAAATGCTCTGAACGAAAATGTTCAATATCCATTTGGAGGATTTTATAAATCTATTATTCAATCAAATGAAGAACCTGAATTTAGTATGCAAACTTACGATTTAGATGTTCTTGATGAATATTCAAATAAATATAGCAAACTATTTTTTGAAGATGGTATAAATTATAGTTCTCAGCAAAAATATGGCATTGGATATGATATATGGAGCAATCGTATTACCATTCCAGAATATACATTAGATGGTAAATTATGTGGAATTATGGGAAGATTAAATGACAAAAATTGCGCTCATGATGATAGATGGTTGCCAATTATACCGTGTTCAAGAGATTTAACCGTATTTGGATATACCGAGAATTATAAAAAAATAAAAGAAAAAGATTTAGTAATAGTTGGTGAATCTGAAAAATTTCCAATGCAATTAAATAGTATGCGTTGTGGAATAGGATTAGCAACTTGTGGTCACTATATTTCAGATGTCCAGGCTAAATATATTAAAGGTCTTCAAACTTCAAAAATAATACTAGCTTATGACGAAGGGCAAGATGAAGACTTTATTCGAGAACAAGCAGAAAAATTACAAATGCAAAATCACTTTTTAACAAATACAGTTGGTTATGTATATGATAAAGAAAATGATATTTTAAAAAAAGGAAGTAAAGATTCTCCATCAGATTGTAGTAAAGAAGATTTTCTAAAATTGATAAGAAAACACGTAGTATGGTTATAGACACATCTATTTTTAGGTGTGTCTATATTTTTTGTGGAATATATGTATATAAAAATATTGGAGGATTTATATTATGACTGTAAAAGATTTAAAACAAATATTAAATAATTTTTACGATTCTGATGAATTGTTATTTAAAGTTGAACTAGAAAATGACGATAGAATAATTCACATTGATGATATAGAACAATGTGGTAGTAGCATGCTATTCAAATCAGAAGAAATTATTGAAAATCATTATGGAATAAATGATATCGAAGCAGTAACGGTACATTTTTTTAATGGAGAATGCGCTAGTTTTATTTAATTTATTAAGGAGGTATAAACAATGGGTATCGAAGTTAAAACAGTAGCAGGAGAATATGCAATATACAATGGTAATCAGTATTTGATTAAATTTAATCGTAAAGAAAATGCTGAATATGTTGCTAATATTATTAAAGATGTAAAAACTAAAGATGTAAGAGGATATAAATATATTGTAAAAGGGGAGAGATAATGGAAAGAGAAACACAAGATATTTTAAATGAATTAGAAGAAAAAAATATCCCAGTTTATTCATTTTCAAGAATTGAGACTATTAATAATTGCCTATATGAAGCTTATAGGACATATATTTTAGAAGATAAAGATATGGCTCAAAATAATGTTTATGCGATTATGGGCGGTAAAATTCATGATGTACTTGAAAAAATAATGAACAATGAAGCTACAGAAAAAGATTTACTTCCAGCTATGAATCAAGAACTTGAAGATATGGATATGCTTGGTATTGAATTTCCAAAAGGTAGAGATGGTAGTGATTCTATAAAACAAGGCTGGATTGCAGATATGACTCATTTTTGTAATACATATAAAGCACCAAAAGGTAAATTTGAAACTGAAACTTTTTTCTTATATGAAACACCAAAACATCACTATTTACAAGGATATATAGATTTAACTCGAATAAGAAAAAATGGTTTACTAGAAATATATGATTATAAAACGTCTTCAATGTATAGGGGAGAAGAAATAAAGAAACATGGTAGACAGCTTGTTTTATATGCTCTTGGTAAAGAACAACAAGGATATAAAATCAAATCAATCAATTGGATAATGCTAAAATATTGCGTAGTTTCTTATATTGGAAAGAAACGAAGTAACTCTAAAGAAGAATCAGAAATCACTAAAATTGTTGAACGTAAAAATATAGTTAAAGAGTTAGAAAGTGTAATTGAAACAAAACTTTGGAAATTAGGTTTAGATGAAATAGATGTTGAAATTATTCTTGATGATGCAAAAAGAAAAAACGAGATTCCTGAACAAATAGCCAATGAATTTACAATAAAACCTTATGTAATGAATTACGAGCTTACAGACGAAATTAGACAGGAGTGTAACGAGTATATAGATTCTACTATTGAAATGTGGGAGAATCTTGATTCGAGTAATGAAAGTCAATACGAGCATATTCCATTTACAAAAACTAAAGTAATAAAAAAGAAACGTGAAGATGGAACAGAATATGAAGAAAATAAAACAACGGAAGAATGTTTTTATTGTTATTCGTTGTGTGGATATACTAAAAAATGTCCATATTTTCAAACATATCTAGATACTAAAGAAAAATCAAAGGAGAATGATGATTTATGGTAAATGATAAACAATGTGTATTTTGTAAAAATTATAATTTCGAACTTAAAAAATGTGAGGAAAAAGAATGTTCATTAATCGGTCGCAACGCATATAGTCTGTATGAAGAAGTAAATGAAAATGAAAAAGAATTACGTTTAAAAACGATAGAAGAAAATAATAGAAAAGAAAAAAAAGAAAAAATCATCTATACTATTATTATTTTTTTTATAATTTTAGTAGTATTAGCATTTTTAATATGCTTATTTACTATGCTCATTCAAAGTACTATATATCGCTATTCAAATCCAAGTTTAACTGAAACTCAACTTTTTATATGGAGATTAAATAATTATCCATTTATTTATTTTATAATAATATTATTAGGATTGATTTGTGCCTATTTGAAATTAAAATAATGAGGAATTCATATTATGATAAACAATAAACCGATAATTAAAGCTTTTCTTCATTGGTACAAAAAGAATGGCGATTCTTTACCAAGACATATGACCAGACAATTATTACAAATTGAAAATTTGAAGCAATTCTGTTTAGAGTTTCCGACTTGTGAAGGTTGTCCGTTTATGGAAGAATACAAAGGTTGTATGTTTAGAGGCAAAACACCGAGAGAATGGTAAAGGAAAATAATAATAATGAATATAAGTGAACCTAGAATGATTAGCCAAGAAGAATATTCAAAGTTAGATGATTCAAAAGTTGGGTTAGTTTGCGAGTGTACATATTTTGCGCCAGAAGGTACATTTGGACATATTGTAGACAAAAGAAAAGCGTGTACAGAAGGTTATCAATGTTCAAAATGCGGACTAATAATGAAATATAGAATAGGATTTTGAGAAACCATGATTTCCCAAAAGAAAGGAATTTATATATGAATAATGGATATTATAGAAGAAAAGAATTAGCAGATAAATATCATTGGCAAGTAATGATTGATATTGATAGATGGACTACAGAGATGTATTATTGCTTAAATATTAATGAAGTTAAGAATAAAATGTTAGAACTCAGAAAAGAATATTATTCATCTACTTTAGAAAAAAATGATAGTATGAAATGCACTATTACATATAAATTTAAAATAGTTGCCACTTATGATTTAAAAAGTCTTAAAAGAATAAATGAAAACGATTAAGAAGTAAATTATGACAATTTTTAAAAGAAAGGAGAAAATAATGCAAGTATATCAACATGGAAATAAATATAATCCTCCATTATTTAGATGTCATAATTGTGGATGTATTATTGAAATAAATCAATTAGAAAAAATAGGTTTAGCTAAAATAGAAAATGAAAAATCTTCTTTTACATGTCCAGAATGTTTATCTCTAAATATAATTAGTAATATTAGAATTGGTTTTGTATCAAATAATTGGTGCAAAATGAATCATATTCCTATGAAAAGAAAAAATCGTAATAGAGTAATCATTTTTCCGAAAATTGTTAAAGCTGATAAAAAAATACTTACAATGAAACTCGAAAATGTTGTTGGTGGCTCTATTATAGTTAATCAATATCTTGATAATGGAGAACTTGGTAAAGCGTATGAACTCGGTATTACTGCTTCTGATAATGAGTTTGCAATTAAAATAAAAAAGAAAAATACTATTATAATTCTACCAAAAGATAAAGAAGCAAAATGTTTTTTGATTAAATATAATTATAAAAAAATTCTTAGGGAGAAATAATTTATGCTAAATAATAACGATTATTACCATCCTGACGAAGCTCTGTCTCGAATATCAGAACAAGAAGCTATGCTAAAAACAGCTATGGACGTACAAGTAATTTTACAACTACTAATTGCGAAGGGTATTTGTACTCAAGAAGAAATAGCTGATATGAGATTAAAAGTTGCGAATTTACCTACTTATAAAAATACACTTAATACATTAAAAACTGAAAGAGCTGCTATGGAAAAAGCTAAAGCTAATCCACAAGAATATTTAGGAGCATTATTCAATGCCAAAATGAATGGAGACATAAAATAGATTTGCAAAACTAGATAGTTGTGATATTATAAAGATACAAAAGAGCTACCGATAGACGGTTAGCCCAAATAGTGATTAGAAATTAACCGCTTAGTTTGGACGCTAGGGCGGTTATTTTCTTTTATGCAAAGAAATGAATGTCATTATAGCAAATATCATAATCACAAATTGAATCAAATCTGACCATGAAACCATAATCTAGCCCTCCTTTCGATTGAAGTAAACCTCCTTTCGTTAGGATAAGGCTAACCGCCTACCATCTTGGTAGCTCCGTGTCGTATTATATCAAATTTATATATTAAGGACAATAAAGATGCCGTATCAACGGTATCTTTTTTATTTTTATGGAATATATTATAAATAAGTTTTTTAGGAGTAATATATGAGAATATCAAAATCTTGTCCTTGTGATAAAAAGTGTGAAGAAAGAAATGCTACTTGTCATTCTACGTGTCAAAAATATAAGAGATGGAAGTTTCTTCAACAGATTGAAATAAACCAATATAATAAACAACGAGAAATTGACCATGCAGTAAATGAAATTATTGTTGACGGAGCTACAAAAAGTTCTTGTCCTGAATCATTAAAACATAGGAGAAAGAAAAATGGACATTGATAAAATATTTAAGGTGTTAGAATACGTTGGTAACATATCTGACTCAGGCTCAATCGCCGTGAGTGTATTTATTCAATTAGCAATATCAATTCTTGTAGCTTCTGCTTTACGCATTGGTTTTATCTTGAAAAGTGCAAAGATAAAAATAATTGGAGAAAAAAAATATATTAAACAAAAAGCTATTATACTCAATCATTGTGGGTTAGAAATATTAATAAATCTTATTTTTTCATACTTGTTATTATTGTTATTAAATACTAGCAATAATAATTTAATAATGAATATGCTTATTTCTCCTTTATTAGGACAAGTAGTAGCAATATGTATAGATGATTGGTATTTAATTCCAAAAGAAAAAGAAGGAATATATGATAAAATACCAAATCATGAAAAAATATCATCAGCAAATTCGATTACAAATCTTGTTGAAATTCATGGAATGCTTGATTCTAGTTTGAGCGAATCGGAGGAATTTAGACCAGTGATTATACAAGCAATTAATGAAATAAAAAAAATTCAAGAAGAACACGAAACTAAAATAATAGATATTCAGCAAAAATGCGATTCTACGGTTGATTATCTTAAAAGAATGCAAAATGCAGCTATACGAGATAAAAAAATAGATATCAAACAACAAGTATATGATTGTTTAAATGCTGGATTTGTAACTCCTAAACAAAGAGATAAAATTCAACTTGAATATGAATCATATTTAGATTTAGGCGGAAATGGAGAAATTGAAAAATTATATGAAGAACATTTTGTAAAACTTCCTGTTCATGAAGAACGTAGACATATAGAACTAGAAGTTGAAAACGATAGAAGACAACCATTTAAATGTGAATATGGTTCGCTTGATTAATTTTTTTAGAGATGAATTTTTTCATCTCTTTTTTTATGCTTTTTAGAATATAAATATATACAAAAAAGGAGGGTTTTACTATGTTGTGGAAAATGAAATTTAAAGTAGAAACAGAAATAATAGTACAAGCTGAAAATTACAATAATGCTATAGAAAAAGGATTTGAAAATATAAAAGATAAAATTAATTCTATAGATAATCTAGAGGCTACTAATTTTGAATTAAACCCTACTTCTATAGAGGTGCTAAATGAGCAAAAATAAAGTAGTTATAATTCTGTTAATGTTAATTATATTTTTATTTATTTCAGTTTCATGTAGAAAAAATTTTCAACAAAATTCAAATATAGATGAATGGAATGGCGGATATTGTATTTTAGACAATGGAAGACTTGATTACATAGGAACCGGTAATAAAGTGCATTACAAATGTAGTAGATGTGGTAAAGAATATGTATTTGATGAAGTTAAACAATATGAAAAATAGGAGAATAAAATGATAACAGAACCTTTATATATGAGCACTCCAACATTTCGGAATTATGAAATGCTTCATGATGCTCAACAATATTACAAAGGCTGGAATGATGCTATGCACTTTATTTTTGATAGTCCTGAAGAAAAACGTAAAAAATTACATGAGCAGAAAGTTAAAGAGTTTATGGAAAGATGCGAAGTTATAGAAAGTGAAAACTAATATGCCATATTGGATTAAAAAAGATAATCGAAAGAAAAGTCAAATATTTATTTGTCCATTATGTAAAAAGGAGTGTAACTGTATAGCTTATATTGGCAATACAAAATTTACAAGAATAAATGTTTGCGATTATAAATTTTGTCCTTATTGTGGTAAAAGAATAGAAAGTGAGAGAGCAAATGAATAGAAGAAGCGAAAAGTTAGACCAGCATCTCAATAAGCAAGTCGAAATCACATTTATTGACGGAGATAGCAGAGTTGGTGTATTTGGGTGGAATGAACACCTTGAACCACTTATGATAATCCCACAACAATATTATTTAAGATATTCAGATGGAACATATCTTAGTTTTAGAAAAAGCCACGTTAAAAGCATAAAGGAAGTGAGGGAGTAGATGAAAGTACCAATATTTAGAGCACACGGAGACGATATAGACAGAGACTTTGAGGGTTTTTATTTCGCTATGCCAGAGACAACTTATTGTTTTAGTGATGATTATAAAAATATTCCTGTCAAAATTAAGCATTATATTGTTTTCCATGAAATGACAGATTGGGGATTGCCTAATCAGCCTAAGATTGCCACTATTGACCCATCAACGTTAGTTCAAGTGGGCTATGTCGATACTGAGGACGGTAATTACATTCCAGAAAAATGGATTAAAGGGGATTAAAAATGACTAAGGAAGAATGGTATTCCAATTGTTTGATTGAAGCTTTAAAGGCAAAAATTAAATGGAGAAAGCAGATACAAATAATTTATATTCCATCATGGAAGAATGAAGTGTATTGCCCTCATTTTATGTGGCACGATTTAGTAGATAATAATATTAAAGATTTCCATGCAGAACAAGGATATGTAGAAAAGTGGTATAACTTTTTTTTATTTAAGGGACATATCAGATGCCGACCATATTCAGTCTATGAAAGATGGTTAAAAACTAATAATTGGAATTAAGGGAGATTTGAAATGATTAAAGACTTAATAAAAATAAATGACAAAACGTATTTGCCAGTTGAAGATTTGATTGAAGATTTAGAAAAACATCTAGACTATGAAATCAAAGATGTTCCAAAAGATTATAAAGATGGTTACGAATGGGCTACACATGATACACTCACATATTTAAGTCAGTATAAGGGGGATTTGGAATGACTAAAGAATTTATTGAAGATATAAGACAATCATTAATACCTTTTGTAAAAAAAGAGTTATTAGAAATTAATTATGAAGGGCTAGGTAAATCTAATGCGGAAGAATTTGAAAAAGATTTAAACGAGGTCTTAGATTTAGCAAGCAAGGCACTAGAGCAGGACAATGATGAAATCTTTAAACAATTCAAAAAGAAAGTATTCTTGGAGTCTGAGGACATATTAGGTAATGAAATGGTAGATAGCTATATGATAACAGATTATTTAGCTGAATTATTAGGAGTAGAAAATGACTAGAGAGCAAATAATAACAAGAGTAAAACATAGTTCTATGTACATAGACGATAGAGAAACGGCTGATTATATTATCAATGCACTAGAGCAACAACCTTGTGATTGCATATCTTTAGAAGTTTACAAACAAGTAATATGGGAACGTGATATAGCGATTGAACAGTTAAAAGAATTAGGTTACGAATTTGGCGAGAAAATAAGGACTTCTGATGATTGTGTGAACAGACAGGCAACCTTAGATGCAATAATCAAAGAGTTATGTATTAAAGACGAAAGTTATTTATTACCAAGTGAAAAAGCTATATATAACGTGGTTAAGAATATGCCACCTGTAACACCTACACATGGCACTTGTAAGGATTGCAGATGGCTAACCACAGACGAAGATGGCAACTATTATTGTAGACAAACATGGGATTTTGACAGCCTTGATTTCTATTGTGCGGATTATGAAATAATTGAAGATATGTCAAAATATGAGTATATTTGTCCCAATTGTGATGCTGAAGTTGTATCTAAATTAAACACATTTGAGTGTTGGAGATGCGGTGCGAAAATGAGAGGTGATAAAAATGATAGCAATTAAAGATGGAGAAATGCCTATTTGTTGTGCTGAATGTTTTTTTTATGATGAATATGATGGATTTTGTAGAATACTATGTATATCGGAGTGGGAAGAATATATTAAAGAAACAAATTATTCCGATTACGATTGGAAATATGAAAAAAGAGCAGATATTTGTCCTCTAGTAGAAATAGAAGAACACAAGAAGGGTAAGTGGATAAAAGTTTCCGAGACAGAATTTGGCATTGGGTATCAATGTTCTGAGTGTGGAAAATTTATCTTAACAGAAAGTATAGACGGAAGAAAACTTGAAGATTTTCCATATTGCCATTGTGGAGCAAAGATGGAGAGGTGCGAGAATGAGTGATGCAAAACTAACAGTAGATACAATAACGGAGTTGCAAAACAAGATAGCAACCCAACGAGAAGTTATATGCAATCTAAATTCTATGAATGATGAATTGCAAGAGAAGATAGCTAAACAAGAGCAAGTAAATCAAGAATTATGGGCTGAAAATGAGGATTTAGAGAAAAAGCTAGAAAAGATTAATCAAATAATAGATTCAGCAGATATTAAAACTTGGGGTGAATCATCAATAGTAATTAGAATCAGAGAGGTATTAGAACAGGAGTAGAAGTATGGACGAAAAAGATTGGCAAGAAATACGAGAGTTACGGTTACAAAACATGGGTACAAACAAAGGTATAGCTTTAGGAAATCTTATAGCAGAAAAGCAAAGATTAGACAAAATTAGGCAGATAGCTAATGGAGTTAAAATCGATAAGACAATAACTAAAGCATTAGCTTTAGATAAGATTATAGGGATATTAAAAGAGGAATAAAGCTATGAATATTAAAATTGCAGACCTAAATATTTCTAATGATGAAAGAGTATATGGAACTCTGATAAAGGATTTAGAGAAAATGGGATACTTACTTATTGAAGATGACCTATTAAAATGTAAATTTGTAATTGCAAGAAAAGAAGATAAGGAGTAAAACTACGGAAAGGAAAAGGACAAAATATATGACGGAGAAAGAGCTTATACTAAAATATCATTGTAATCCCGAACGTTGTAGTGGAGCTTGTGATTATGCTAAATATACTGAAGACGACCCAATATGTCAAAATTGCACTATACAATTTATAGCTGATTTAAGAGCTTATAAATTATCTAGTGACCACCGTTTTAAGTCCAAATATAGAAATTTAATAAAAGAATATTGACAATAACTACACAGTTCTTATAGAAAATAGATTATAAGTATATCGGAGAGTAAAACTATGGCAGAGTATATAGACAGAGAAAATATAATTCCTCATGCTATTGATGATGATTACGAAGAAGGCGGAGAGCGACTAATTGTAGAGTATGAAGATATAAAGGAGATACCTACCGCAGATGTAATAGAGCGTGCTGAGTATAATAGAGCTTTAGAGTTAATAGCTTATTTATTCGGAGAGCATGATAAGCGAGAAGCAGAATATACTAATTTACACTCTAAGATTAATAAGGTTAAATCCGATATTGAGTTAATGCTTGAACAGGAAAAGCAGAAAGACGGAACATACACGGAAGTAGGACAGGGTATTGCAATAGCCTTAGGATTATTAAATTATGAGATAGGAGAGTAGATTATGAATTGGTTATATTATTTAGGAGCATGTACATTGGTTATATTGTGTTTTGTTATTGTAATTTGGATATGGTGGGTTACTGAAAATATATTCGATTTTCTTAATACAAAAAAACATTATATCAATCACATCGATAATTTTAATAATAATGTAAAAATAGACAATATGTGGCATAAAGAAATCAATAAGAGATTAAAAAAAATAGAAAATCACAAAGAAGAATAAAGAATAAAATTTTTGTTTTATATAATATATTAGAATTAAAACCTCCCATTTCGAGAATAAAGAAGTATGGGAGGTTATTTTTTTATGTGTATATATAGTTCAGAAGATATAAAAAAAGCAATAGAGAGAGCAGATGAATTACTTCATCCATTTCTTATTCTTTGTCATCCTGATAATGAAGAACAAATAAAAACTATATTACAAGAATACAAAGAAGAATTTTCATGCTATTCTTTAGAGACTTGTATATATGTAGAGAAAAATAAAATTTATATTATTGATAAAAAGAATCTTAATGTAGTTAATGTTCTTAATGAAGATATCAAAGATAAAAAGGGGAGTAATTGATTATGCAAAATTATCATAGACATTCTTGTTATTCTAATATTTTTACTGCCGATAGTGCGACTACAAATGAAGATTATGCAAAAAGAGCAGTAGAATTAGGTCATAAAATAATATCTTCTGTAGAACATGGTTGGCAAGGTTATTATTTTCAATGTTTTGAATTAGCTAAAGAATATGGATTAAAGTTCGTATTTGGAACTGAAGCATATTGGGTAAAAGACCGTCATGAAAAAGATAGAACTAATTGTCATATTATTGTATTAGCAAAAAATGAAAATGGAAGACAAGCTATAAATGATATGCTATCTACTGCTAGTGAAGATGGCTATTATTATAAACCAAGAGTTGATTTAGAATTATTATTAAAATTGCCAGCTAATGATGTATTTGTAACAAGCGCGTGTTTGGCATTTTGGCAATATGATAATATTGAAGATATTGTTTTACAATTGCATGAATATTTCAAAGATAATTTTATGCTTGAAATTCAATATCACAATACTCAACAACAAATTGAACTTAATAAAAAAATTCTAAATTTTGCCCAAAAATATCATATAGAAATGATTGTAGGGTTAGACAGTCATTATATTCTACCTGAAGAATCTATCGAAAGAGACTACGTTCTTGAATCTAAAGATATTCATTACGAAAACGAAGATGGATGGTATATGGATTATCCTGATGATTCTACAATAATGGAACGTTTCTTAGAACAAAATATATTTACAAAAGAGCAGATTCAAAAAGCTATGGATAATACCGATATCTGTCTCACGTTTGATGATTATGATAATGTTTCAATATTTAATAAAGAAATAAAACTTCCAACTCTTTACCCGAATCTAACTAAAGAAGAAAAAGATAAACTATATAGTAGATTAATAACAAAAAAATTTAAAGAGTATATGAAAAATATTCCACCTGAAAGATATCAAGAATACTATGAAGGTGTAAAAATGGAAGTTCAAACATATAAAGATACGGGTATGGTAGATTATCCGTTACTTGATTATGAAATTGTTAAAGAAGCTGTTAGCATGGGAGGACTAATTACTTCTACCGGTAGGGGGTCAGCCGTTGGTTTTTTTACAAATACTTTATGCGGATTTTCAAAAGTAGATAGATTTACATCGGCTATCAAACTTTATCCTGAAAGATTTATTAGTACAACACGTATCTTAGAAACAAAATCTTTACCAGATATAGATTTGAATGTTGGTACTCCTGAAATATTTGAACAAGCTCAAATAAATGTTTTAGGTCAAGAACACGTTTATCCTATGATAGCTTTTGGAACATTTAAAAAGAAGTCAGCATTCAAATTATATGCTAAATCACAAAATTTAGATTTTTCAATTGCTAATGAAATCACATCACAAATCGAAAAATATGAAAATGATTATAAATATGCTGATGAAGATAATAAAGATGAAATAGATATTTATGATTATGTTGATAAAAAATATGCACCTTATATTGAAGCTAGTGAAAAATATTTAGGTATTATTTCAGATAAGAAAAAAGCTCCATGTTCATATCTTTTATATCAAGGCAATATTAGAAAAGAAATTGGTTTAATAAAATGTAAAAGTGATTCAACAAAGAAAGAGTGTATTACGTGTGTTATTGATGGCGCAATAGCTGAAAATTATAAATTTTTAAAAAATGATATCTTAAAAGTTGACGTAGTATTATTAATAGACAAAATTTTTAAACGCATTGGCATTAAACCTTTTGATGTAAACACACTATTAGAAAAGGTAAAAAATGATAAAAAAGTATGGGATTTATTTGCAAAAGGATACACTGTTGGTTTAAATCAATGCGAGAGGAAAAAAGCAAATAGTAAAAATCCATTTGGAACGGTCAACAAAGTTAAAAAGTATAAGCCTAAAAATGTTTCAGAACTTACAGCTTTTATTGCCGCAATAAGACCAGGATTTTCTTCAATGTATTCGAAGTTTGAATCACGAGAAGATTTTAGTTGGGGAATTCCTTCGCTTGATAATTTAATCCGTACAAAAGAGCTTCCAGTTTCTTTTTTATTTTTCCAAGAACAAGTAATGGCAGTTCTAAATTTTGGTGGATTTCCAATGAATAAATGTTATGGAATTGTAAAAGCGATTTCAAAAAAGAAAACTGAAAAGGTCATTCCACTTAAAAGTCAATTTATAGAGGGATTTAAACAAAGATTGATAAATGACGAAGGACTAGATGAAAATAAAGCTTTGGATAGCTCTAAAAAAGTATGGATTATTATCGAGGATAATACTGCTTATGGTTTTAATTCGGCTCATGCTTTTTGTATGGCGCTAGATTGTTTATACAACGCATGGCAAAAAGCTAATCATCCTTATGAATTTTATGAAGTAGAATTAAATCATTACACAAATAAAGGTAATAAGGAAAAAGTATCATGGCTAAAAGAAGAAATGAAAAAAGCATTTGATATTGATGAAGGTGAATATAAATGGGGATTGGATAATCGTAAGTTCGTAGCTGATAAAAAAAATCATTGTATAAATCCATCATTAGTAGGTATCAAAGGTATAGGGCAAAATGTTGCTAATTCTTTATATTTAGAATCTCAAAAAAGAGAATATACGAATTTATATGATATTTTTAATAATATAAAAATTAGTTCTTCTATAATTGAAATTCTAATTAAAATTGGATATTTTCAAGATTTTGGGTCTACTAAGAAAATACTAAATTATAAAAGAGCTTTTGATGAATTAAACGGAAGAAAACAATTTAATAAGAACAATATTATAGACTCAGAGTATAAAAAATATATAATTCAATATTCAGAAGAATCAAAAACTCAATATAGAAATTTTAATTATAGACAAGCATTAGATGATATCTGGAATAATTTAGAAGAAGAAGAATTATCCATTGTTGAAAGAATAATTGTTGAAATAAATTATTTAGGATTTGCAAAATCTAAATATCCATCTGTATCTCCTGAATATGCTTTTATTCAATCTATTAAAGGTAAAACAAGTCGAACGATTCAATTATATAGACTTACTGATGGAACAACCGAAACAGTCAAAGTTAGAAAAAAACAATTTGATGCTAATCCTTTTGAAGAAAATCAAATTATCAAAACTATTGATTGCTTTGATGATAAAAAATGGAAATATGATTCTCAGAATGATAGTTATTATCAGATTGATGAAAAAGAACGAATATTATCTAAATGGAGTATAGTAGAAGATGATTGATAAATACAAATATACAGATAAAGAAAAAGATGAATTAATTAAATCAATGGTCATATTGGTAGATACAAGGGAGAAAGTTAATGAACATATTATTTCAGTGTTTGATAAAAATAAAATTTCTCATGAATCAAAAGCCTTGGATAGATGCGATTATTCTTTCTATATCCCAGCTAATGAAAAACTTGGTATTATTCGTGATATATATTTCGATAAAGAAGTGGCTATTGAACGCAAGGCTAACTTGGAAGAAATATCAAATAATCTTACAAAAGAACGAGATAGATTTGAAAAAGAACTAGCATTAGCTCCTAAAACAAAAGTGATTCTAATTGAAAATGCTTGCTATGAAGATATATGTACAGGTAACTATAATTCTCAATTTAATAAAAAATCTTTCTTAGCGACAATACATTCTTTTTGGTTTAGATATAATGTACCTTTTTTCTTTATCAAAGATAAAACTAAATCAGCGATATTTATAAGAAAATATTTTGAATATTATTTGAAAGAATTATTACGCTGATTATTTCGCATCTTAAAAACTTCATATCTAGAATAAAAAAGTAGAAGTTATTTTAACTTCTACTTTTTTTATTTTTTAGATTGGAGGTATGTATGAAAAATAAAATATATCGAAGTTTAGTAATACTTATTTTTACTTTAGGACTGTATGCGACAAGTATATATAATCCCCCCGAACAATTAACAACTAGCAATACAGATACGTTTTCAGGCGCAATTAAAACCGTAAACAAACAAAGTAGTAACGTATCTAGTTCTATTTCTAATACTGAAATTAGTATCGTAGGTAACGGAGAAAATATAGATAGACTAGAAATGGTTGGAGAAATTGAGGTACAAAGCGAACCATTAGTTTTCCCAGATTCTTATTATGACCCTGAAACTGAAGAATATAGAGAAGAAGAATTTTGGGATGATATGGAATTAGTAGCTTTAGTTTGTGTAGCTGAAGCTGAAGCTGAGTCAGAATTGGGAAAACGCTTAGTTATAGATACTATTTTCAATCGAGCAGAATCACCTTATTTCCCAAATACAATATATGGAGTCGTATATGATAACTCTCAATATTCATGTGTGTGGAATGGACGATTAGAAAAAGTAGAATATGACGAATATATCGCAAATCTTGTATTGGAAGAATTTAATAATAGAACTAATTCAGAAGTAGTATTTTTTAAAACAGATAGTTACTTTGGCTTTGGAACTCCAATTATGAAAGAAGGTAGTCATTATTTTAGCGGGAGGTAATTAGGAAAAGAAAACTAATATGCGAATTCCAGTTGAATCAGAGTACATAAATTAATAAAGGAGTAACGAATGTTTTTTACGACCAATGATAGATTACAAAAAATTGAAGAAATAATTACTTACAATACTCAATTATTTGAAAATCATAAACCAATTATAGAACTTATTAAAAGTGAAGAGTATCTTAAAGCTCCTGCTAGTTCAAAATATCACGGATGTTATGCAGGTGGATTGTTCGACCACTCATATAATGTAGCCACAATACTTGCAGATTTAACTGTTAAAAATCAATTAACGTGGCAACGTCCTGAATCACCATACTTAATAGGATTTCTTCATGATTTATGCAAAATTGATAATTATATACCAAATTTAATAAAAATATATGACGAACAAAATAATGATGCAATAAAAATAGGTTATAAACAATCCGATGACGAACCATATAAATACAACAAAGAAATATTATATAAAGGTCATGGAACCAAAAGCGTAATAATGGCTTGCGAGTATGAATCTTTAACTCCTGAAGAGATTGCTTGTATTGTATATCATATGGGAGCTTTTACTGAAAAAGAAGAATGGAATAACTATACAAGGGCAATACATCAATATCCTAACGTTCTTTGGACACATCATGCCGATATGATTGCGACTCATATTATGGAGGTTTAAATGAAAAACAAAAAAGAAAATCAAATTTTTGAATCTATAATGAGTTTTTATTTTCTGATGTTATTAATAACTATTATTTTGATTATGTTAAAAATAGACCAAAGATTATCAATTGGTTGGATATGGGTTTTGTTTCCACTTTGGACTCCAATCGCTCTGATTTTTATATGGTTCATTTTATTATCAATAATAATACTCATTCAAACAATGAATGAAGTACATCGAGAAAGAAAAGAAAGAAAGGAGAAATTGAAAAATGCTAAAAAATAAAGATGAGCACGTAAGAGAGCTGGCTAAAATCTTTAGAGAAAAATATAAAGCAAATGAATTCATGACTATCCTTTTTATTCGAAGATTGAATTCTCTTGGTTATGTAGTAGTAAAAGGAGAAGACTTAAAAAAATGCGGAGACATAAATGGTAGTAATATAGGAAAAATAATTACAACTTGGAAAGATAATTTTAAAGGAGGAAGAAATAATGATTGAAGTAATTGTATTAAGTTCTGACGATAAAAAAAGTTGTCCTTTTTATAGATTTACTGAATGGGATTCAGCTAGTTCATTTATAAAGTTTAATGTGGAAAATGGTTATTCTTGTGAAGTAAATGGAGTTGAAGATGGAACAATTGATAGAAAAGAAAATTAATGAATATACAGAAAAATATGCTACAAAACATCATATTACTATAGAAGAAGCTCGTGAACATTTAATGGTAAAAATCGCAAGACATTATTTTGAAGGAGCAAATTATGATAAGAACAGATGACCCTTTAGGAGATTTTAATAGATATGAAGCTGAACAATTTCTATGGGAAATGAGTAGACCGGTATGTAGTGATTGCGGAGAACACATAACAGGTGATTATCTATGGGAGTTTCATGGATTAATCTATTGTGAAGATTGTGTCGATAGGCACAAAGAAAGGATTGATTTATAAAAAAATAATATGAGAAGGTTTAATTATAAAATCAATGATAACGATATAAAACATTTAAAAGAATTAGGTTTTAAAAATATTGGCGAGGGAGTTTATGAATATCAATTTGCTGGATATAAATGGCAAGGATTTACGACAATCACTTGTAAATTTATAGCTTTTGACGATAACAAAGATATTATCGTAGATGTCCTAAATGAAAACGGTAATTTATATGCTCCTTATTATTCAGACGATAATGATAATCGAGTTCTCGCAATTATTAAAAGTAATATCACAAAAGAAATGAAAAAATGCGGAATCGAATATAAGGAGAAAATATAATGAAGTATAAAAAAATAGGAAAAGCTATTGGCGATTTAATTGCAAATTATGAAGATGCTATTCATACCGATTTTGTATATAAGCCAATAAGTTATGCTTTATATCAAACATGGAAAAAATGGGATGAAAAAGAAGAACCTAGAAAAACTAAAGATAGACACGAAAAGGAGCAAAAAATTGATAAGCTGAAAGGTAAGGAAGAATGATTATATCATGTTCTAATTGTGGTATGAATTGCAAACTTCAAGGTTGTATAGCAGAAGCAATAGGCTACAAATATAAAGGAGCTTATCAATGTCCGTATTTCGTACCAGTTGATATCGGAGAGAAAAATTTGGTAAAGAGAGTTACTACAAAAAAGTAAGTCATTAAAAACTTTAATTTAGGGAGATTTATATATGAGCGAAAAAAGAGAAAGATTAACTAAAAATATTAAAAACATTGAAAAGGCGACAATCGAAGAGTTATTTCTTAACAGTTGTTATTATGATGAAATGAATAATAACCAATTAACATTTAGACATCTAACACAAAACGACAATGCTTATCAATTACTTTATGATTTGTTCGAAACATATAAAGATACTTCAATTGCTTTTTCTCCAAATTTACCAGAAGATGATAATGATTTTATGAGAGATATCTTTATTGAAAACTCTATAAAAGACCTATCTAATATTGATGGATTACTTTGTAACTTTTTCTGTTTAATCGATACCAACGCTAAATTAAGGGAACGATTAAAAGAATACGAAGATAAAGAATTTGGAAAGGAATAAATTATATGCAAAACAATCAAATTGAATCAGCCGAAACATATTATACAGTAAAAGATATAAAAGAAATTCTTAATATGGGAAATACGACCGTATATAAATTAGTAAATCAACCCGACTTTCCTAAAATAAAGATAGGGAAAAAATGGTTAATTCCAAAATCAAAGTTTGAGTTATTTATGAACAGATGGTCAAATAAATGTTATGAATTTTAATATCATCTGAGCTAATCTGAAATAGGTTAGCTCTTTTTTTGAACCGAAATTAGAAATCGGTTCAATTCCGGTTCAAATTCAATTTCGGTTCATTGAACCGATTTTTTATGTATTTTATTTCGTACAATGTCCTATTTATGCGGTCTGCGAGACTTGTCATTCTTGGTCTCCAAAACCTTTGGTGGGAGTTCGATTCTCTCATCCCCTGCTAAAGAAGAGCCTTGAAAACACTGGGTTTTCAGGGCTTTTCCTTTATCTAAAATTAACTTCAAATTTTCATTTTTTACCGTTTTTTATCACTTTTTATCAATTCATTTCGGTTCAAATTTCGGTTCAAGTGGATTGTAATTTCGGTTCAAAAGTTATACCATATGTAATCATACCATTTTTAATAAAAAAAGGAGAGAAAAGAATGACGGGGAAAAAGAAAATTGTCCTTCCCCATGGAGAAGGCTACGTTGATTATGTAGAAAGTAGAAAAAAATATAGATATAGAAAAACTGTCGAGTTACCCGATGGAACTAAAAAAGAATTAAGTGTATATTTAGATTCACCTTCTGAATATAAAACTAAAATGGATTTAAGAATACAAAAAGAGTTAGACAAATTTTCTAAGTCTAAATCTTCTAAAAAAATAGTTCTTTGTGAAGCCATGTATAAATGGTTAGAGACAGTAAAAAAACCGGTATTAAAATCTCAAAGTTATGATAGATTAGAAAAGACTATAAAAAATCAAATTGAATCTTCTGATATCGGATATATTAGATATGAAATGGTTACTACTGATGATATTCAAAATTTGATAAAAGAATTAAATGAAAAACATTTTTCATATTCTGTAATTAAAAAAACGTATGATGCTTTAAATGCGTTTTATAGATATGCGAGTGCAAAAGATAAAATTGATAATCCTATGTTACTTGTTGTAATGCCAACACAAGCTAATACAAATCACGAAGCTAGAAATGTAGTTTGGTTTGAAGAAGAAGATATTGAACTTTTTATTGAAGAATGTCACAAAACATGGAATACGGGTAATCCTAGATATGTTGGCTCTTTAGCATATGGAGCAAATATATATCTTGGACTTCGTATTGGGGAATTATTAGCTCTACAATGGCAAGATATAGACTTTAATGATAATACTCTCCTTGTTAATAAAACATTAATTGAAAAGAAAAATCCTAATTATGACCCAAATGACCCAACATCAAAAAAAGTTGTTTTTGAGATTCAAAATTCTAATAAAACAAGTAAAAACAGAAGAGTACCAATTTCTGCGCCCGCAAAAAAATTATTGCTAGAACATAGAATGAAAAGCACATTTACAGAACCTACCGATTTTGTTATTTGTACAAAAAATAGAAAACCGACAACTGCTAAAAATGCAGACGATACAATTAAAGCAATTCAAAAAAATTCTGGAACAAAAGTACAAGGTGCTTCTACACATACGTTAAGACATACTTGCGCAAGTTTGTTATTTAAAGCAGGAATACCTATAGAAATGATTTGCCAAATATTAGGAAATTCTAGAGAAGTTTGTGAAAAAACTTATGTACACTTTGCAGAACAACAAATGAAAGCCGCTGCGAGCAAAGCTGGAAGTATGCTAACAGAATCTTTAAATAAATTAGATTCAACGACTAAAATTGTATCTGAAGAAATGCAACAATCTAAATTAATCTAAAACGTAAAAAATAGGGTAGTAGGAATTAACCTACTACCCTTATTATTTTTAATCATTTAATTAATTATTTAACATCTAAAATTTTCAACGCCTGAATCTATTTCTTTTACTATATAGCGATATCAACTAGTAATAAAACACAGTTCCGTCAAGCACTCATACGTGTCTGCTTTTACTATATAGTAATATTAACTAGCAATAAAACAAGCCGAGCAACATGAAAGACTGTATCATGCTTTTACTATATAGCAATATTAACTAGTAATAAAACTCAAGACTTATAAACAAATATAGCCCTTGCCTTTTACTATATAGCAATATTAACTAGTAATAAAACCTCAAATCTAGTACATTAATTATCTCAACTACAATGTATAGAAGCATTCATTAATTTCGTAGATTAATTCTGCTTACGCAAGGCGAGTAAAACACCTAGACGTTATTATAACATATTTAACTAATAATGCTAACTATTTATGCTCTAAATCCACCATTCGCAGAAAGAATAAATCCACCGCTTAAAGAACCAATTTGAACTCTTGATAAATCCTCGATATTAGTCCATACAGGCTTTATAGTTTTATCTGTAGGTTCATCAAAGCATTCGATAGGACTTTCTACGCCATGTATTTCATACCACATTGAATGTTTATTACTAAGATGATTTTGAGTTGTATAGATTCTATTTTCCAAAAGATTAAATAGACTAGCGCACATAGAATCAAGTGGCATACTCTCAAGATATCTACCTGCTTCAGTATACTGCTCATTCTCAAGTAATTGTTGATGATGATTTGATAAAGGAAGTTGTTCTAAATTGATATCTGATAAACATAATAAATCATCCACTGTATCAGGAAAATGAGATTCAGTATCATATCTTATTACTTCAGCCATATCAATCACCTCCAATCCAAACGAAATTATCCCATACTCCGTCTGGCTCGTCTTCTTCAATAGAAATAAACTGTCCAGCTACTCTAGATTTAATTTGAGTGTTTCTGATTTCCTCAATTATTTTATTAATAATACTCATATCAAGATTATATTGTTTTAATTGAGTTTCATAATCTGAAATAAGAATTTGAGCTGCCGCATAATTTCCATCTAGTCTATATGCGTTTATTTGATTAATCAAATCTCCGATAGTGTCATTTACATTTTTATAATTCATAATTGTAATCAACTGGTCGGGGAAATTTGAATATTCATGAGTAAATTTTGACATATTTCCTCCTTTTATAGCCAAGAATACAATGGATAAAATCGGTGCATAGTAATTGTACTAGTTCCATTATCAAAATCATGAGATATCGTATCAATAATATATTGATTTACTTCATCTGAATTATAAGGTTTGTATTCAACTTTAACATTCACATCTAAAAATGGAACTAGAAGAGTAGTAATTGTGATATTATCCGTTAATCTTGTAGAAACATAATTATTATAATTTGATTGAGCTAATGCTAAATCATCAGTTGTACATTGTTCTTTTTGTTCAACTTGTAATATTGAACCTATTTTTTCAATTGTAAAAGGACTATCAGGATTAATTGTTCTAGTTAATGCACTAGGAGATATATCATATAATTCTTGAAAATACTCTGGACTATATAATTCAACTGTTACTCCTGTGTTAGTAGTATAAGTTTCGTCATGATGTTCCTGACTAAGAAGAACTGTCATTCCATGAGGTTGATATTGACCCATATATAAAGCCCTAGTTACATAAGTTCCATTAGTATACTTTCGTTTTATTTTAAAGGTATATGTCCTTCCTGCAATTAAAATCCCAGCACTTAATGGATTTAAGTTTTCTCCATCATATATAGGAATAGCTCCTAAATTTTGAACATTCATATAAGGACTAGCTTGATTAGCAAGTGGAACTTTAAAAGCAATTTTATCACCATTATAATATCTTGCTTCACTAGAACCTGTACCATCAATATATGCTGAATTAGGAACTATATAAACATTGTTCGAATAAGTAACTCCGCTTTCAGTATAATAGTCGGCTTCAATAACCTCACCCCAAACTTCAGAAATATTTTTGACTTCGCTAAAATTATTTGCTGTAGATTCCGTATTTTCTGAAATTAATAACTGTTGCATATAATCATAAGTCAAAACTACATCATCATCATAACCACTAGGTTTCATCTGACATATAAAAACATTATTAATATCAAAAAACATTTCATAATTAGGATATAAGTCTCTTAAAGTTGTTAATATATCTAATACAGTATCTCCGCTAGAAAATTCTAAATCATAAGGAATACAATTCCACGTTGGATTAGCTTGTCGATATTCAATATATCCATCAGGATTCTTTTCCTCTAGTCCTTTATATTCTCCAATATCTTCTACTTGAATAGCAGATATTCTTCCTAATTGTCCAACAGTATAAATAATTGCATCACGAATATAATTATATTCTAATACTTCACCGGTATTAGAATCTTCTTTATATGCTGGAATAATCGTCTGTAATTGTCCTAGCACTCCATTTCTAGAGCCATCTAAAAGAGCCATAAAATCAGCACAATTTATTTGAAGAACATTAGTATTAGCATCATAATTACCACTAGTATCTGTATAAATATAGTGACCTTGTGAATACCAAGTAATTTCAGAAGTCCTTAAACTTTTTATTCCAATTTCTACTTTTATCTTACGATTTAACCAAATATAAGAAGCTTCGTTAACTTTTATATCTTGCTTTCTAGTAGGAATGATAGTGAAACTACAAGTTCTTCTAATGTCAGAATTGGCATCTATATTTCCGCTTCCTCCACTTATTACTCCTTCTAATGAATCTAAAACAGTACCATCTTCATTAAGAACGTGAACACGTACAAAACATTCAACACTAGGTTGTCTTACTAACTTAATATCTTCGCTAGTAATAGTTCTTGTCATTTGTATTCACCTCCTTATAAATTCCAATAGATTTCTTCAACGTCGTTTAAATGCGCCCAGTACATATCTTCATTACTGTCATGTTCGCCTGTTTGAATCCAATTAAATACAATATTTCTGATTTGATAAGTAACATCACCGCTATCAGTAGGACTAGGAATAACTTGTATCATCCATATTCTTCCATCCGAATGTTTTAATACTTTAGGATTTCCATCAGTTAAGAAATCCATAAGTCCTTTTTTATAAAAATAGCCCTTATCTTCAACAATTTGACAAGCTTCATCTATATCATAGAATTTACCATCAACACTTCCTGAATCATAATTCATTAGTCCTGAATGGAAGAAAACAGGATATCGTGAAGTATATGGAACATTATAATTTCCAGCAATATTTCTTGTAGTATCTACATTACCGCTAGAATGAAATGTTTTATAAGTTTCATCTCTACCAACTACAAAAATATCATCAAATTCAGAATCTACAGTCATTACTCCATAAACACCAGGATTATTGTCATTATCGTATGGAACTAAAGCATATTCATAGGTAACTTTAGATTGATTAAATTTATCTATTCCTGTAAATATAAAATCTTCTTCCTTTTCAATTGGATAAGTAGCAACTGTATACCAATTAAATGTTCCTTGAATTCTACGTTTTACAGCGACAGCAGAAACGTTTTCAGCAAGCCAATCAACATTACCTGCAACCGTTGTTTCATTACTGAAATCAGCTCGCATTATAGTATCCCAATCCCATGAATCAGGAATATCTAAAGTAGGTTCTATATCTGTATTTCTAGTGCCATATAAATCACTATATTTACCGCCATGAAGTGTTAAATATGTTAGATTCTCTGAATTAGTAGGAGTTGGAAGAGCAGTATATTGACCGCCAATAAATGTAGTTCCAAAAAAAACCATTTATACCACCTCCACTTCATTAACATAAACTTTAAACAAATAAATATCTTTTACCTTTTTTACAAAAAAAGCTACTAAATCTTCATGGTCTAATGGTTCAATAGATGGAGAATATAATACATAATCGTCTAACCCATTTGTTGCCATTAATTTATATCTAATTCTATCATCATCATAAATATATGATGTAATTCTAAAACCATATTTATGTTCTCCATCTAAAAGCTCAAAGAAAGTAACTTCACTTCTATACATATCTTTGCCTTTAATTATGAATACACAATCATCATTTACTCTATAACCTCTATCATAAATTAAAGTTTTTTCAATAAGATTGATATATCCATCTTCATATTCAAATTCCTCATCTCCATGATAATCAATTGAAATAATATTAGTTTCATAACGAATATATCCATTTATATAATCATTATAAAGATAGAAATTTGAAAATGTTTCAGGAGTAACATAATCTATTGTGACTTTAACATATCCTGTATCAACTTTATATCCATGAACAGTTTCGCCTTTTGCTCTTATATAATAAATACCGTCTACTAAGCCATTATAGGTATAAGATAGAGTATTAAGATTATATATAATTCCACTTGTTACCAATAATGTTTTAGAAGAATCGTATAAATAATAAATAACATTATGTAATAACTCGTCTTCTAATTGATAATACAATAATTCAGCATCAAAATAAGATTGCTTAATAACTGAATCATCTCTTATGTTTGAAAATCTGAAAGTAGGAGTTGATATAAAATATGCAAATCTAATATCACTCCATGAACTTTTTATATTGTCATTATCTGTAACTCTTATTTGTATATAATATTGAGTTCCATCTTGCTCAACATTTACAACATTTGCTGGAAGTTCATATTGTGTAATACCATTGTTTTGAGTTCCTTCATAAACAACTCTATTATCTACAGCAGAAGAAATTCTTATGGAACTACTTTTAATTAAACCGCCAGAATATGTAAATGGAATTATATTCTCTGTCTCATAAGACATAGCATCTAAATTATAAATTACCGGTTTAGCCATAATAAATCCTTCCTTTATTGTTTACACCAATAAGTTCCATTATACATATAAAAATTTACGTGGTCTGCAATACAACCACCATCACCATTAGTTACAACAGCTCCATTTTCATAAATAGAAATAGCTCCTGTATTATTGACATTTAAAGTTATATCAGCAGAAGTATTTGTATAATCGAATTTAACACCTACAAATGCACCTATGACTAATTTAAAAAATGGATTTGTAACTGTAACTTCCTTATCGGCAATATTATCAGCGGTATCACAAGTGCCGTAATAATTACAATTTGCACCGCCAAAAGAACCTTCCGACAATATTACAGGATAATTACCTGAAGAATCAGCTTCGCAATTTGGATAAAAACATATATTTTCGTCTGCAATAATATAAAGATTTTTATCATCATATATGTTATTTTCTTCAGAAAAAGTAGAGCCACATTCTCCACCATGAATAATAGTAGTTCCATTTGAACCAAAAGAAACAGAAGGATTGCTATTAGTAGTTTTATCTGTTCCAATTAAAGATATTATTCCATTAGCAATTAAAGTATTTGTTCCATCTTCGTTTTTATATGAAGCAGATAAAATAGAATTAACTGTAGCTCTTTCATAACTTTCATTTGTCGATATAAAAATCTTAGTACAAACAGATGAAATTTTACTTTTAATATAATTCCAAACATATAAAGCTTTTCTTCGATATACGGTTGAAACTCCATCAAAACCACTAGAACTATTACTTGAAGCTAAAATATCCGTATCGTCAACAAAATCAGTAGACAATCTAGATGTTCTATCAGTAATAGACTTTAATGAAAGAACGCCATTATTGTCAGTTTCAACAGTTTCATCATCAGGCATAATTACTCCTAACTGAGAAGAATTAGCTTTTTGTATAGTTTTCTTTGTTGCAGTAATTAATCCTTTATTTTGAGAAATCGTATCTATAAATGAAATATCATTGCCATCAGAACTAGGAGATGAAACATTCAAATCATTTACAAGACCTTTGACTCCATTAATTTCATCATCAATTTTAGAGGACAATACATAACCTTGATAGGCTGATAATGCGTTACCATCAGCATGAGAACTTTGATTTAAGTTATTAACAACTTTTGTATGTCCATATAAATTAGGTGTGCTAATTCCATAATCAGTAGTAGCAGAAGCATGAAAAATATTAGCTTTTTGTGCTACTAAATTATTAATTTGCGTAGCTGTTAAAGTTCCAATTTGACTAGGAGTAATAGTAGAACTACCCGCATTTGGTTCACCTCTATTAGTCTGAAGATAAACTCCGCTAATATACATTTTTGTAAAATCACCATTAGGAACAGTAACATATACACGCTGTCCTACAGAAAGTAGAATATTAGGTATAGACATAGGAATAGTTCGTACAATGTTATATTCATCAATAACATCATACATATTCTTTTCTCTAACTCTTTGTATCACGGAAATAAAAGTACGGTTGTACTCAGTAAATGTTTTTTTTGAAGCAACAACAATCTCTTTTGCTAAAACATTTATCATTTCCGTAAGTTCTTTTTTATTTATCTCCATGATTTTCCTTTCTTAAAAATAGGGCGGTACATAAGCACCGCCCATAATTATTATTTCCTATTAATTTCTTGCAAAATAGCATTTGGTAATTGATTAGTGATAGCTTTAGCTAATTGACCTGCATTATCTACTTCAGTTACATGAATATCTCCAACTGTTATATTTACAGATTTATCAATGTTAACAGGTTGAACGTTTCCGCTAGTAGATATTTTAGGAGTGTTAGGAGCTGAAATATTTGAAATACCATTTTCAATTACTTTTGATAGCATTTGAGTATATTGTGGTAATACAGAATCTATAGGAATATATTTTCCTTTCAGTAATTCTCTAGTATCGGAACTACTATAAACTGTTTCTCCACCTTCAAAATCATGTAATTGTCTTCCTTTTGCTATGAAAGCATTTCCGTAATTATCAACTACAATTTCATCACCATCTTCAGCAATTTCATGATATCCCGGTTTTGCATTTTTAGTACCTTGACCATATACATAAACAGAACGAGTAGAAGATTTAGAATTAGAACTTTTATTCCAACCCATATCTTTATTTACTTTATCTGCAATATTAGATTTAGTAGATAAATTCTTTTTAACTCCACTAGTATCTCCTGTACTTGTAGTCTTAGATTTTGCCGAACTAGTTGAAGTTTCACTATCAGTAGCCAAAGCTTGTTTCCAAGCATTTAAAGCCTCAATTTGAGCATTATAATTTGCTATAATAGCTTCAGCCGCAGCCGCAGAAGCATTAACTTGTTGCTGTTGTTTTTCCATATAGGATTTTGTAAAGTCAGAAAGAATTTCCTCATTAAGCGATAAAATAGAATTCTGCCAATCTGAACCCCATATAGAAGCCGCAATCATATCTTCTTGTGCTTCAGTCCAAGCATTAGCAACTTCACCAAGACGGTCTGAATAATCTTGCATAGCTTCAATTTGCTTATCAATATTATCCGTTAAACCATCTAGTTCATCATCTAAAGCTTCAATTTGGTCTTCTAATACTTCAATCTGGTCTTCTAAAGCTGATACAGTTCGCTCTAAAACAGAAATCTGCTCTTGATATCTAAGATTTTCGACTTCATCTTGAGCATCCTTAATATCTTGCGCATTAGATTCATATACAAATCCTTTATCGGAATTGTATACCATTTGAGTACGTTGATTTTCGGCTCTATTAAGATTATACAAAGCCTTTTGCATATCAATAGCTTGTTTTCTTGCTTCATTAGCTTCTTCAAGCTTTTCAATTTCTTTCTCTGTAGCATCTATTTGAGCCTGAATACCATCAATTTGAGATTGAATAGCTTCTTTCTTTAGTGCATAACTATCTTCAAGAGCTTCCTTTTGTTTTTCAAGTTCATCAATACGTTTTTTAATGACTCTTTGTGCCGCATTTATAGCTTTATCATATTGACTTACAACACTACCATAATAATCAGAAAGATTAGAATAGTAAGTTTCATCATCAATTTTACCTGCATCATGTAAACTATTAAGCATAGATTCCATATTAGAACAGTATTGACTAAAGCTAATTAATCCTGCATCTAATGATTTCTGCCAATAGTCTGTCATATCATCACAGTATTGTTTATATGCTGATTGAAAACCTTTATATATAGTCTCTAGATTCTCATTATATTCCTCAGTATACTTTTCATTATCCTTGAAATACTTGTCATTAAGCTTTTCACGTTCTTCATAGTATTGAATATCAGATATCAATTCCATTTCATGAAGATGGTCTAAAGCCGCAAGCTCTTTTTCATATGCTTCTTTCCAAAGGTCTTCTTCTTTAGAAGATGAAGAACCTCCACCTGAAGAAGATGAACTAGCTTTATTAGTTGCATTTAAAATACTATCAAAAGTTAAAGCATCTGTTATTTCGGCTTGCGCAGAACTAGCTAATTCATTCGCATCCTTAACGTAACCATCAAGAATAGTTTGCATATTTTTTAAATATGCTTCTGAAGCTCCTCTTTCTTTTGCACTATCAATTGTAGTTTCTAGTTTATAAATGCTACTTTTTATCTGTGCAAGTCTTGCTAAAGATTCACTTGTTACATTTGCTGCATTAGCTAAATTTAAAAGATTTGTTATATCTCCACTTGTAGTAATAACAATGTCATTAGCTAATTTCTTCTTTAAATTATATAGAGCAAGTTTTTGAGCAGTTTCTTCTGATACAACACCAAGATTAACTAATTCGTTTATTTCTTCTCTAGTAATATTTTCAACATCATAACCAGCATCAGAAATAGCTTGTGAAGTTTCAGCTAATTCTGCCATAGCTTCAACATAAACATCAGCAGATTCTTTAGTTACTCCTGCTAATTGAAGCTGAGTAGAAATTGCATCTGCTTGTTCTCTATCAAAATTTTGAAGGTCAACAGTTGCATTTACATAAGCCGTAAGAACTTGATTGAGAGCATCTTCCATCTCTTCGAAAGAGTGAGAACCATCTGTTACAGTATCATAGAAATTATCCCAAATGTCTTGATATAGAGATACATTACCAAGCTTTTCTTCAAGTGCTTCAACGTCAGCAAATTGGAGTGCTAATTCTTCACCAACTTTACCGTCTTCCATAGAATCATAGAGAGACTGATAAAGTGATTGAATTTCACCAATACCTTCAGCAGTAGAAACAATAGTGTCTCGGTCAAGATTAATTTCAAATGGGATTTGAGAAATTTGACTTATTTTTCTTTTTACTATTTCTATTTGTTCGTCTAATTCTTGACCCGTTTTTAATATTTCAGACCAATCTATTTCTGAATTTTGAACTGCTTCTAATTCACCTTTTGTTAATCCATCAACAATTGCTTTTGCTGATTCTTCACCAACCACATCGTCTAATTGATTAACTAAATTATTAACCAAAGTATTAACAACATTTCCTTCTGAATCAAATTGAATTCCGAAAGACAAAAGAATAGCTTTTTTTATTTGTTCGCCATTTTCACCTAAATCAAGTGTTTCTAACAATGCTACAATATTTTGTAAACTTTTTTGATAATCAGCGTAAGATATTTCATCATTATTAAATGAAGTAGTAGCTTCAAAACCTAATTTAATATTTTCTGATAAATCAGAATTATTATTTAATGCACTTAATAAATCATCGGACAAAAAATCAGAAATGTCTTTTCCATTTTCAAAATTAAGAGAACTCCAATCAATATTATTAATAATACTTTGTACGCTAGTTTTTAATTCATCGCCTAATAATTGATAATCATCATTTTCAAGTAAATTAGCATAAATTCCATCTGATAATTTAGCAAAATTAGATTTTTTATCATTTGTTATATCCCAAAAACCTTGCTCGATTTCATCAAGATTATCAGAATATTTAGTAAGCATATCAACTACATATCCATGATTGAATATCTCTTCCGAAGGAGTTAATGCAAATGTTTTATTTTCAAATGTACTATCCCATACAGATATATATTTAGCACCAATATCGTCCAAATATTTTTCAAATTCATCAGCTTGTTCTTTTGTAAGTTTAAGATTGATAGCTCCAAGTTGTTCTAATTGACTAGTATATTTTCTATCTTGTGCAAAAACACCCTTCGCAACATCATCAAAATTTTCTATTATTTTTTGTCTAGCAAGTTTTTCTTCAACATCTAATAATGATTGTAATGAAGTTGTAATTGTATTTACATTTCCGTCTAAATCTACAATAGCATTTCCATTTTCATCATAATGTCTTGTTAGAGTAGGAAATACTTCTGCAAGCTCATTAGAAATATCTAAAAACTCCTGATAGTCTTCATCCGAAAGAGAAAGATTTTTACCTGTTAATTGGTCTACACCTTGAGATAATTCTGCAAAACGTTGAGCTGAATTCTTAACAGTATCTTGCTGAGTCTTTAAAGCACTATTTATATCTTCAATTACTTTTTTGGCTTCTTCACCTGCTTCAATAGCTTTTTCTGTAGAATGAATAACATCAGAAATCTTACGAACAACCCACGTTAAAGCAGCAGTAGCAAGCGCCATTAAAACACCTTGAAGTAAAGCAGTAGCAATTTTAAGACCTGCTGTTTTCAAAGTTGCAGTTGTAAGATACTTAATATAACCATTAAGTGTTGGAGTAGCACCATTTAATGTAGTCATATACTGTCCAAAAACAGTATGACTATTTTGCATTATTGTATTAAATTCATCCTGAGATTTCCCGCATTCTTTCAATCCATTATTATAATCATCAATTATAGCCTTTAGTTCTTTCCACGAACCATTTGTTGCCATTTCGCTTAAATCAGATGAACTATTTAAAAATATATTATTTTTACCACTTGCACCATTCATACGTGCATCTAAATAATCAAATAATGGATTAAATTTCGCAGAGCCTAAAGCTACAGCACTTCCAATAACAACTGGAATAGTACCTATTTTATCAATAATCGCATCAAGCAAATTAATAAAATTAGTTGCTGAAGAAATAGCTCCTTTTAGAAAATCAGAAGACATAAACGTATTTGCTAGATTTTCTACTGAAGCTTGAAATTGGTCAATACGATATTGTACTCCTTGTAAATATTTTTCTTGCTCTTCATAAGCGGAGCCTTCAGAATCTTCAGCAAGAGCATAGATTTCTTCAAGTCGGTCTATATTATTAAGAATACTAAAACCTACTTGCGAATTTCTTTTACCAAAAAGTGCTTCTGACAGTGAAGCTTGTTCAACATCTGTAAGATTTTTCCATTCCTTACCAATTTCGAGTAAAATATCATAAATAGATTTAAAAGAATCTTCGTCTTTTTGAATATCGACACCTGTTAAAGCTTGTACCATAGCTCGAAGTTTTGAAGTAGTTAAAGTAGCTTCTTCGCCTAATTCTTCAAGTTCTGTTGTACTAGAACGCAATCTAGCCGACATTGATTTAAAGGCAGTTCCTACTGTTTCCGGATTTTGTAACACTTCGTTAGACGTGGTGAGTAACGCTATGGCTTGACTTAAAGTAGTATTAGCCGCTCCAAAAGCAGAAGATGAACGCTCTAATGCTTCACCTATATTACTTACACTTGAAGCCGCATTATTACTTACATTATTAATTTTATCCATTATCTCAATAGCTTGACTAGCTTCGAGATTGAAACCTTTAAGTGTTGATACTAAATACTCATTTGCTTGGGCTTCTGTTAATCCATCACCGATATTCTGAAAAATAGAAGACAATCTAGCTAATTCTTTACTCTCAGGCAAGTTATAACCATTTCTAGCCCAATCAGCAGTAGATTTAATTATATCGTTAATTGTTCCGCCTGTTTCTTCAGCAATATCTTTAAAATCCTTAAAATCACGATATAGTTCGCCAATACTAGTATCAGATACTTTAGCAAGTTCAATTAAATTACTATTAAGTTCAGTAACAGTAGAAGATACTTCTCGAATATATCGAATAATATCATAAAAACTAAAGAATCTAGCAAAAGCTTCAGCCCATCCATACTTTAACTTGTTTTTTACTGCATCAAAGAAATTACTTGTTGCTCGACCAGCTTTAATGGCATTATTAGAAATTCCATTGAAAACTTCCATAATATCATTAAATTCACCTTTATCAAGGTCTGGCTTTCGTAAACGAGTAATTAAATCTTCGAGTTGCAATCTTTCAGCTTTAGTAAGTTTTGTTGAATCAGTTAAAAACTGATTAATTTTCTTTATTGCGTTTGATATCTGTGTTCCAGTTGCTAATTGCTTAGAAGTTTTGATTTCATAATTAATTTCTTGCATTTTTGAAATCAGTTCTGTAGCTTTATTTTTATCTTCTTCAGTTATTAAAGAACTATCTTTATTTGTAATGTCATTAAATTCTGAGATTATATTTTTTAAAGATTTTAATTTCTCAGCGTAAGATGATGGAAATTTTTCTTTATTAGCTTTATCATTTAGCTTATCTAAAGCTTTGGATAAAGAATTAACATAGTTTATAGACTCTTTTGGTATAGAAGCATTCTGAGTTTCATCAATTACTTCTTTAACTTTCTTTTCAGAAGAGGTAAGTATCTTAGATAAATTCTTTAATGCTTCAGCATTTTTACTGATTTCGCTTAAACTAGAAAGAAAATCAGAATGTGGTAAATTTTCTATTTCTTGAAGTTTTTCCGATATGGCTTTTAAAACATCAGGTAAATTTTCTAAACCTTGTAATTGTTTTGAAGTAACTTTAAGTCCTTTAAAAACTTCGGTTGTATGTTCCAATTTGTCAATTCTTTCAAGAAAAGTCGCAACGCTATTAAGTTTTCTACCATTACCAAATAAAGGATTATCAGAAATAGAAGTGCCAGTATTTAAGGCTTTTTCAATACCTTCAAGAGCTGTAGCTAGTTTTTCAAATGTTTCTATCTGACTAGCTTCAATTTTTAATTCAGAAATAGAAGTTTTCACTCTTAAAACACTATCGTTAACATCAGACAATTTAGTAATTAAACCATCTAATTGAGTGTTTACTTCTTCAACATTTTGATTTTTAATTACATTGACAGAAGATTTCTCCTGTAATTTAGAAAGAGTTTTTTGATTATTTGTAAGCATATCAAGAGTATTTGTTCCACCTAATTGAACATACCTTTGATATTCATCTACAAATTGCTTTAATTCTGCACGTTTCTTTCTAAAATCAATTTTCCCCGTCTCATCAGCAAGATTTCTAAATTTTTCTCCAATATCAAACCATAAACTATCAACAGTGACTGGCTCTTTAAGTTGAGATTTTACCGATTCAATCGAATCTGATAATTTATCAAATGCTTCTTTTAAATCATCTACATTTAATTTAATAGCATTAGTATCTCCACCTAATTTAAACTCACCATTATTTATCTTTTCAATAATTTGCTTGATACCTTTGAATTCATCAAGAATACTTGTTATTTGTGCAAAAACAGAAGAGTAATCAGGAAAAACATCCGTTTTCTTGTTAATCATATCAACAAGAGTTTTAGCTTTTTCTGAAATATTGTCTATTTTTGTTTCGGCTTCAGTCAACCCATCGGTTAAATTTATAGCTCCTGTTAATTCATCTGCATTTAATGATTTTTGAATATTATCAAGAGACTCTTTTGTGACTTCGGCAGTAATAGGAATAACACTATTTGGACTTGAGAAAACTTCAATAATATCATCACGAATATCTTTTATTGCTTGAGTAAACTGAGTCTTAACATTTTTTAAAACTGTTTTTACAGTCCTATTTGTTATAGAATCAACATCCGCAACAACGCCTTCAGCACTTTCTCGAACACTTTTGGCTGTACTTTTAGTAATATCATCTTTCTTAGATTCACTATATGGAGTACCTTCAACTACTAACTTTACAGGTACTTGGATAGCTCCCCTTGCATTCAATTTTTGTTGAACAGCGTTTAACTTTCTTACTAGTTGCTTATATAAAGTATCATCATCAGTAGATATTTTAGCCGCTATTTTAACAGCTCCATCTTTACCACTTAGTTCTTCTCTAGATACTACTTGCGCAACTTGTTTTGTAGATTGAATCAATTCTTTTAAAGATTCACTTGCTTTACTAGAATCTTCTTCAATTTTATCCAAAAAATTCTCTGTTTCTGATGTAAATTGTTGAGTTCCAATTCCTTTTGGAATTGATTCTCCTAAGCCTTCCATAACATCTTTAACAGTAGCAACTCTATCTGCTAATTCTTGTAATTGATTTTTATAAATCATCAAACGTGCATTTGCAACAACGAATTCTTCAGAATTAGGGTCTAAGTTCTTTAATTCATTAGCTAATTTATCTGCATCAGGATATAATTGCTTGAATTCTGAATCCATTTGTTTAAGTAAATCAACACGTTCCTTTGCTGATTTATTATCATACTCTTCAAAAGGGTCATCTGCATTAAAAAACTTTTGGTAGCTTGCAATAGCAGAACTAAGTTCTTTTGATAGCTGTGCTAAGTCTGTTCCAGAACTTAACTGAACAGACATATTTTTACCTGTAGTTTTAATTACTTCAGAAATGGCAGTATTTGTAGCTTCTACTGTTTTGGACATTTTTTCAAACTGAGAAACAGTTCCACTTAAATCAATACCATTTTCTAAAGTCTTCATTTTTTCTGAAAGAAGATTAATATTAGACACTAAATCTTGAAAAATCTTTTCAGTATTATCCGCAAACTTTCTGAATTGTTTATTGTCAACCTCAATATTTTCAATACGAGAAATAGCCTTTTGTAAATCTTTAGTATTTTGGTCTATGAGCTTTTTAACATTATTTAATTCAGTTTTAAACTCACTAGAAATATCAGGATTAGCTTCAATATCAGAAAGAGCATTTTCAACTACTCGTTTTTGTTTATTTAATTCTTTAAGATTCGCATCATAATGTATTACAATTGTATTTTCATCAGCCATTAATAATCACCTCACTTAAATCTTTTTATTATTACATCTCGATAATTTTCTAATTGTCTAAATTTAGTAGTGGATGGTATATCTTGTAGGTAATTACCAAAAGTAGGTAATCCATGAAATCCATCCAAATATGAAGACAATACTTGAAATGGTGTACCGTTATAATCTGCATACATATGTTTTGTTGATATTCTTATTCCTCCAACATAGCCACGTCCATGATTTTCACTTTTAACTATAGGTTCTATAGAACGTGCTAATCCAGAATCTTCAGTTCCTTCATTTGGATGTCTTTTATAAAAACGAGGATTATATTCTTTATAAAATCCAATAGTTTGTTTTATAGCTTGTTCTTCAAGTTCTTTACTTGTATTTTCAGCAAGTTCTTTAGCTTTAGCTAATCCTTGTTTTTCCAAATTATCCCAAAAAGAATTTTTAGCCATGATTTACCTCCTTTCTTTAAAACGCTGGATTAATTAGACGAAAAAAGAGTGTAGCAAGTTTCCTTACTACACTCCAAATCCTATCTCATCTGATTAAGCTGACGTTTTAACTCGTCAATTTTATCTTCAATCATTTCCTTTTCGTCATGTCGTGTATATCCACCACGTCCATCACGATTACTTCTTCCATTACCACGACCACCACGAGCCATTGTATAATCATCATCATAATACATTCTACCTGAATAACCACCATCACGAGAAGTTCCATTATCGTATGAAGCTTCCTTCATAGCTTTAATAGTAGTAATGTCTTTAATGATATCTACTGATTCGCCTATAACTTCTAAGGTGTCGGGATTTAACTTACCGCTTTTTGTGATATCTTCAAGTTCTTCTTCAATCATATCACAAATGTCTTCATAAACTCTCATAATCCGACCTCCTTTCTTTAGGCTTGAAATATAATATTAGCATTACTTACGACAATTGGTTGTGTGCTTATATTTCTTACAGAAACAGAAGAACAACCACATAAGTAAGGAACAGTTACAATAATATCTGCACCTACATTATCACCCGTTGTATCTGATACAAGTGGAACAGTAACAGTCATAATGCTTGATGGGTCAACTTCTCCATCAATAGAAATAGCAAGACTAATTGGTTCAACTGTACCAGCAGGTTCAGTAGGAACTGAAATATTAGCATGGAAACCTACTTCATAATTTGTATTACGTCTCCAACACTGATTTATATTTTGCCTAAAAAATCTGTTTGCAAGTCGAAAGATACCTGAATCATCTCTGTGATACACTAATCCTCGATTGCAAGAAACAGGAGATTCGGTGAATATTACGCTACCGTTAGGTTGCACAACTTGAGAATTGTTGTTGCTATACTCAGCAGCCATAACATCACCCCCTTACATTCCACATCCGCAACCACATCCATAATTAGATGCGCAACAATTTGGATTCTGTACAACGTAAGCAGGTACTGGAGTAGGATTTAGATATTGCTCCAAAGCTGTAGTCTGAGCCGCATTATCAGCAAGAATTCTTCCTGTCTGAGCATTCTGTGAAGCCGCAAGATTAGCCATTGTAAGCTGTCTCTCAAGGTCAGCGATTTTTGTATTTTTAGAATCTAATTCGAGCTGACATAATTTATCCAATATTGCCTGAGTATTTTGAGTCTGATTTGTGAGCAAATCACGAGTGTTATTTGCATCAGCAATTCTTGTTGCATTACCTTCATTCTGGATAATGTTCTGAGTCTGACAAGTAGCTAATCTGTTATCGCAACAACATTGAGCCTGTTGGCTTGCTAAACCATTAATTGCAGAAGTAACAGCAGTCTGAGCATTAAAGGT